CGTTTTTATCATTCGTGTAATAATCCGCTTCGCCTTCAGTACCTTGCTCGTACTTCATTGTAAGACTCCAACGAACTACTTTTCCGTCCAAAACAGAAGGTACTGCATCAGTTAATGTTTTCTTTATAGCCATTTAAGTCTCCTAATCAGGTATAACAAAATTTGGGTTTGCGGATTGTTCTTTATCTGGATTAGTGATAACAGAATCATACTGCGCTTCAAAAGCTGCATCCCATTGTTCTATAGGACAAACTGCTATAATGTCTGCTTTTGTCCATTCAGCTTCAGGCTTTGGCGTAAACCTTGTAATTGTTTCACTGGGTTTTTTCTTTACTGATTCAATTGTTCTATGAAAAACATTCGAGTGGTAGTCAGCTTCTCCCTTCGTACCTTTTTCATATTTAAAATCTATATACCAACCAACCACCTTTCCGTCCTCACTAGTAGGAACGGCATCAATTAATGTTTTAGTAACCGACATTTCTAGCCTCCTTTGAGCGCAGCTATTTCCGACTTCAATGTAGTAACTTGAGCAGACAATTCTTGAACAGCTTTTATCAACGGAGTAATAAACATTTCTCTTGAAACCGCTTGTCCATCTTGGCCTTCTTCCCAGCCATTAAATGTTGTATTGCCAACAGAATCCATCGCAGCTTTAACCTCTTGAGCAATAAGCCCGTGAATTAAAGTTTCTGTGTCTTTTTCACCCTTACCAATATTGACAGTTTGTTCAATAAATTCAGGATCAATTTCAGAAGAATGTCTCCAATTAAAAGTTACTGGTCTTAATTCGTTTATAAACTCTAAACCTAAATCGTCTGACTCAATATTCTTTTTAGTTCTCTCGTCCGAAACCTGAGTCCAAGTATTGTTTACTGTAAATGAGTTCCAAACATATCCACCAGAACTTCCAAGGTTTACTTTATTGTCTCCATTACCAGAAAAGTCGTAACCAATAACAATTTGTTTTTCTCCATTACTACCACTGGGATTAGCATTAATTCCGACACAAGTGTTGCCATACCCTGTTGTAATACTATCTCCTGCATCTTCTCCAACAAAAGTATTGTTATAGCCTGTTGTAACAGCTGCCCCTGCTTCAAGCCCTACTGCTGTATTTCCTCCATTAGTACAATTCGCTAAAGCAGTAAAACCAACAGCGGTATTTCCAGTACCCGTTGCGTGAGTGCTTAACGCACCTGCCCCAACAGCTACACAGTGACTAGACGTTGTTATAGCATCTCCAGCTACATCGCCTACCAAGACAAGGGAGCTGGCTGTAGTAACCGCATCGCCCGCCGCATAACCAACAGCAACACTATTTGAGCCTGATTGAGTAGTATCTAACGCATAATTTCCAATCGCTACGTTTCTGGCCCCTGTTGTAAGATCGTTAAGTGCGCTATATCCAATAGCAAGAGTATTAGATATGTTTGATGCAGCGGCTGCACCACCACCAATTGCAATACATTGCGCCCCAGTAGTGTTGGTAAATAACGCTTCTAACCCAATGGCAATGTTGTTACTTGCTGTGGTGTTATTGGCTAGTGCGTTCTGACCAACCGCCACGTTTGCAGCACCAGTTGTGTTATCCGCTAAAGCAGTTCTACCAACACCAACTAAGGCATAACCTGTAGTATTAGATAAAAGTGCCCTATAACCTATCGCCGTGTTATTATCTGCGGTGGTGTTAGCTGATAAGGTGTTTTCTCCAATCGCAGTATTTTGTGACCCTGTTGAGTTTGAGTGTAAAGCGTTACTGCCTATTGCTGTGTTAGCTGAACCTGTTGTGTTTGCATCCGCAGCAGCATATCCAACTGCGGTGTTTGCACCTGCTGTGGTAAGTTTTAAAGCATTGTAGCCAACCGCAACATTTTCTGTACTCGTTGTGCTAGTCATTAACGCCTCTACTCCTACCGCCACATTGCTAGCACCAGTGGTGTTAGACCCCAACGCAAGATCGCCCACGGCAACATTGTTTGCCGCTGTAGTGTTGTCCTGTAAAGATCGCGCACCCACCGCAGTATTATTTGTTCCGGTGGTGTTCGCTAACATTGAATCTTTACCGACAGCTACATTCGTGTCACCTGTGGTGTTCGCATTTAACGCGCTTGTGCCTACAGCGGTGTTGTTATCCGCAGTCGTGTTTTGGTATAAAGTGCTTCTTCCAATCGCAGTGTTTTGAGAACCTGTGGTGTTTAAACCTAGTGCGTAAGCACCAAAAGCAGAGTTGTTTGTTCCAGTCGTATTAGTAGTAGCGGCATTATATCCCACCGCTGTGTTATCGTCTGCGGTAGTATTTGCGTCTAATGCATTTTTTCCGACAGACACATTGCGTATACCTGTGGTGTTTGCATTAAGTGCATAATCTCCTACCGCAGTGTTTCCGGTTGCCGTTGTGTTTGACCCTAACGCTGCAAATCCAACAGCTACATTTTGGCCTCCAGTGGTGTTAGCGGCTAAAGCTGTTCCAAAAGCTATGTTGTAGTTTCCAGTAGTAGCGGCAGTTAGAGCGTCTTTTCCAACAGCCGTGTTGTCCGTCCCAGTGGTAAGTGCGTCTAACGCACTATGCCCAACCGCAACATTGCGTGTACCTGAAGTGTTAGCACCTAAAGCACCATGTCCAATAGCTGTGTTATTATCTGCGGTAGTAGCTGCATCTAAAGCAGCAGTGCCGATGGCTATATTTTGGCTCCCAGTCGTAAGTTGACCTAACGTATTAATTCCGATACCAACATTGTTCGATCCTGTTGTTATAACGTCTCCAGAAACTCCGCCGATCAAAGTATTTGACGTACCAGTAGTCATTGATGCGCCAGCTTGGTAACCAATAGCTACGTTATAACCATCCGTACCAGCATTTAATACTTTAAGTGCTTCAAAACCTACCGCAACATTGTTGCCATTTCCATCTTCAGTAAGAAGCGCACTAGAGCCGACAGCTACGTTACTTCCCCCAGTTGTCAATGCGCCACCCGCATTGTCTCCAATCAAAGTATTATCAGACCCAGTGGTTAGAGCATCGCCAGCAGCCTCACCTATCGCTACGTTATCTGTACCTGTGGTCAGCCCTGTGCCAAACGCACCTGAACCAAGCCCTACGTTGCCTGTACCGCCTAATACGTCGAGTACATCTGTAACCGCTGCACCAGAGCCAGCACCGTCAGTGGCGATCATCCTAATACCGCCATTTGGTATGACTACATTTGCGCCTGTGCCTTGTGAAATCGTTACGGTATCACCAGCAGAGTTTTGAACTACCCATACGTTACTAATAGTGTTAGGAGCAAACGTCACGGTACAGGCTTGTGATAAAGAACCTGTAAGTGTTAGTGCTGTAGAACGAAAAGCGTCTGAAGCCCCGTCAGCCATCGTTATGGTGGCGGTAGAGGCGTCTGAAAGAGCTTCAGACCCTGTTCCAAATTTTTCTGCGATCATCTCCAGGTTTAAATTCGTGGTCGTTCCCCACGTTCCTGAACCATCTCCTGTCGCCATTTCATTTAGGCGAAGATCGTTTACATATGTACTAGCCATTTACGCTACCTCTTTCCAATCTGGTGTTTGACTATCGTCAATAGTTGACCAATTCGGCGTCTGACTGTCATCAATTCCTGACCAATTCGCTGTTTGGCTATCATCGATAAGCCCCCAAACATTAACGCCACTCGTTGTACAGGCCGCTTCCACACCTGTAACCGAAACATTCGCATCTCCATCAAACGTAACCGCTCCAACAGCTCCGACCATTTCTGGTGTAGAAACTTCAATCGTGTTACTTGTGATCGTGGTGACGCTTCCAAGCCCTGTTGTTCCTGCCACGCCTGTGACAGAGACTGTCGCCGTGCCTGTAACCGTAACTGATCCCAGCGAGCTTGTGCCTGCCACGCCAGTGACCGAAGTGCTTGCGTCAGCCGAGACCGTAACTGACCCAAGTGTTCCCGTGCCTGCAACTCCCGTAGGACTAACAGTTGCCGTACCCGTAACCGTAAGTGAACCAAGAGCACCAGTACCTGATACACCAGATACACTAACATCCGCATCAGCGGATACAGAAACCGACCCAAGAGTCCCCGTTCCCGCAACGCCTGTAACTGAGACATTAGCGTCTGCCGTAACCGAGACTGTACCAAGAGTCCCTGTTGCTCCAGGAACTGCTTCGCCATTACCCCACGTTCCTTCGCCCCATCCATGAGAGGAAGAATTCCATCCATCAAAGGCAACCTTGACATCAGCCACACACTATATCCTATGCGATTCTTATAATCGCGTTAGAAGCGTCTGCTGTTGGAAACTGAATAGTAAAGTCCCCACTTGTAGATGTCTTATCCGCTCCGAAATCTAATATCGCTACTGCTCTATTAGCTGTTCCTGCGGTAGTTGAGGAGTTATAAATTAAACATCCTCTTGCAGTAATCGAACTACTAGACCAAGTAGTATCAGCAAAATCTGTCAGTGCAGTAGTTCCTGATGTGGTCGGGTCTACATTCGTTAATGTATTACCGCCAGCGGTATACCCTGTGCCTGTAGCAGAGACTTCGTTAGTCGTTGCATAAGCCGTAGTAGACGCTGACATAGTTGCACTACTGGTATACAAAGCAATCTTAAACGTATTGCCCGTACCTGTAGTGGTAGTCGTTCCTCCACCAGAACCGTTATGGAAATTATGTATTCCCTGTAAAAGCTCTGATTTGAACGAGGTTGCCATAGCTGTGGTGATAGCCATTATAGTCTCCTTAAAATATCAGCAGTGTCTGACTGACCCTGTTGAATAAACTCATTAATAAGCGTTGTCCTGTCGCTTTTGATTGCTTGTTTGATTATACCTAATACTACATGATAAATGCGGTTTCTAAACGCTTCTGCTTGTTGTCGCACAACAGGGTCGACAGAGGAAGAAACACTAACTATTTGTTCCACCGCTCGTTCAGCTAGTTCTTCAGGAGACAACCCTCTGCGTTCTGTTGTTTTAACAACAACGTCTCCTAGATTTGATTCAACAGACATCTTAAACATAACTAACCCATCCTAGATATATCATAACGATGCTCGTCTCGAATTCCGTAACCTTCTCCAAGTTTTTTCAACCCTGCTATAGCTTGTTGAAAACGCTCTTCGTAGTAAGAAGTTTCTTCTGGGGTCTTTATAAATGTTGACGCTTCTACTAAAGAACCATATAAGAGCGCGTCAGGAGCATCCGTAGATAGCCAAGTTGTACCACTGTCAGAGCCAGCTGTTAACGACGCCGGTCTGTACTTGTAATGAAGCTCAAAAGTATAATTAGCGTCAGGTGTAGGAGCCAAAATAAAAGTTGAGCTATCAAATAATCCATAATAGATAGGAGTTCCTGTGGTCGATGCGTTCGGCGTATAGTCTCTAATAAAGGAAACGTGCTTCAAATACAAGTATGTATACACGCTACTAGAGATAACCGCTAAACTCAACGGAGCCAGGAAATCGCTAGGCATAGACAAATAAGTGCTGCCTGAAGTGGCTGTACCTGTTACGTTCTTTCTAAAATCAGGAATCTCAACAGTTTTTAGAATCCGCTCTTCGGCTTCTTGAATAAAGACTGATAAATTATTGTTAAATGTGGTTTCACTCGTTTCACAATAATCTTGAATAGCAGTCTTTAATGTTGCGTATGTCCAGCTCATGTAGTCACCACTGTTACTGTGCCAATACTACCTGTAGCCCCTTCTGCTGAAAAGTCTGAACCAATAGGGTCTGCTGTAGTGGCTGGAAGAGCACCTACATTAACCCCAGCACTCGTTGTAAAAGTTGCGCTGTTAGCTATGACCAGTCCAAGTTGCGCTTGAGGTAACGGTACTTCAGGTCGAGGTTGATGAAGTGCTTCAGGATCTGTAGGTATAAGCGGAGGATCAAGCTGGGGGTTTTTAGGCTCGTAGCACTCAGGACAGACCTTAAAACCTGTCCACTCCATACGGAGTTGTAAGTACTTATATGCCCAACCGCAGCGATCGCAAACGCCTAGTGAGTGTTTACCTTGTGCATAGGCCATTAGGTGAAAACAGAACTTATTTTAGGAATCAGATGTACAGATGTTCTATCTTCATCAAACCTCATTGCGTTCATAAGAGCTTGCTCATACATAGGCTGTAATAAAGCAACTTTATCTGGGTTCTTTTTAACTGCTAAGTAGTAAGCTAATCCCATAGTTAAACAAGGTAAGAATCGACTAGGTACATCAAGATCGTTAACAGAAGCAGTAGCATCCTGGATACGTTGCCATCTGTACGATATAAACTGATCCGTCGAGTTTTCTGGAGAAGGCCACAAATACACTTTAGGTGTTATTGTGCGTTCTACATAAAACTGTGTGGGCCTAGCTTTAGAGTTCTTATTAGGAATATTGAAGTACTCATTACGATCAACCCTAGAGATCTGAAAATCAGTTTGAACACCATTAACAGTTCTTCGAATTATCGCGTCTAGTATATCAATATCGTAAGCATTCAGGTCGTAAGAAGAATCTCCCTCAGTTAAAGTCTGAGAGACCTCTACAACTTCCCAAAGCTGAACACCTCTGTTAGACCAATCTGCAAACATTAGATTTAAAGAACGCCTAGCAGTGACCGCATCGTAACCTGTACGAAGTTCGAGTCCTGCTAGTTCGTATGCGTCCTCTATAGCTAACGCTACGTCTAAACTAAAAGTTCTAGTACCTGAAGTAGCCATCTATCCGTAATGCTTTAATAAATCAAGAACGATAACATAAGTATCGTTAGCGGCAGCTCCTATGGTAGTTAGAGCAATATCTCCTGTCTTTCCAGTACCAGAAGTATTCTGTAATCCACCAAAACCGCTAAAGTCCATATGTCCATTACTTGACTCTGCCAATGCTAATGCGATCGTATTCGTGTCTGCATCCCAAAGTAATTGTACTTGGGTGAAGCCGGTTATAGAGTGGTGCACTTTATCAATAGTAACACCACTACACGCAGTTCCATCGGCTCTAGCATTCAACGCGCTAACGTCAACTTTTGTAACAGCACTTTCTCCAGTGCTGTCACTAAGGTTGGTTATCTGGATGACTGCTCTATGCGTACCGTCCATAATAGTTGTACTGGTAACTGCATCTGCCATATCAATTTACTCCTCTATTAAGAGTCAGCGAATGGAGTAACAAGTGTACCTGAACCAAGTATTAATCCTTCTACCGCATATTTAGCACTTGCTATAGCAGTAACTCTGATAATACTTCCAGCTAATCCACCTTTAGTAGAACCGTTCTGAGTAATAACGTCATTAGACGCACCTGAGATGAAAGTTTTACCAGTTGCATCATCTACGCCTGTGTAAATTCCACCAACAAATTTGTCAGTACCATCCGTTACGATGTCCATGTCAGTAGCAGCTGTTACAACTATAAATGTAAATTGCGCACCTAAATTGGCTGTTTGACTTGGAGAACCTTTATCAGTAGGTTCTGTAACAACAATACTAGGCAGTGTAAAAACACCATCTGCATCATTACAAAGAAGTGGTCGTCCTGCATGATCAGCAACAGTAATTGTTGTATTAGCTGTTAAGCTAACAACACCATTGTATCCAGCATTAATAAGACCAGCGAGTGATCTAACGGGGCCAGCGAAAGTCGTCTGAGCCATCGGTTTTCCTCCTTACGAAAGGTTTCGCCCTAGAGTCTTCGTAAGCGTCTGCTGGGACAGTCGCTAGGGCTATTATATTCCCAGAAATAAAGGGGGGCATAGCCCCCCTGTGGTATTATGCTCCAGGAGAGCCGAAAATACCTCTCCAATCAGACCAACCAAAGCTATAACGCTCTCTGGCCTTGTATCTCACATTTCCGGTTTCAAAGTCACCTTCCATGTTTGTTGATACAGCCGTACGAACAAAATGCTTAAGTCCGTTAGGAACGTCAGTCTTCAGGAAGAACGCATCAGTATCAGTCAGATAATGATTTACGGTGTAGCCTTCAGGAACCATGCCCATATTGCGAACCGCGTTAATATCATTGTCTGCCGTACCAACTCTTCCAGGAGATTCAAGAAGCCTATCCGCAACAAACTGCAAAGCAGGTGGGATAATTAGCTTTCTTGCCTGAGCGTTAATTTTAAGACCGCGCTCGTCTTCGAACGCAGCAATATCAATCAACGCTTGCTCCAATGAAGTTTCATTCAAATCAGCTGCAGTAGACAGCTCATTTTTCTGATCTTCATTTCCAACGGTTGGGTGGTCAGTTGCACAAAGCTCTTTTCCATCACCACCAACATAAGACGAACTAAAAGCATTATTTAAAATGTTAGCTGCCTTAATCTGCTTAGTGGTCATCATGGAACGTGCTAGTGCTCGTGTGTAACGAGAAGACAGAGTGTCATACAAGTTGTCCTCGATGGCTTCTTCAGTCAAGCTGAAGGCCAAAGCGACCGTGTCGTGTGTATAACGTGCTGTCCATGCTTCCTGTGCAGTGTCGTAGTTCACCGCAGAGCCTTCGCTCTTGACCGGTGCTTCTCCAAAGCCAGTTAGCATGACTTCTTCCTCGTAAGCTCTTTCAGAGTTTTCTGTGTCGAAAATCTCTTCGTGCTCATTCGGATAACGATCATACTCTAGTCCAAAGAGAGCATGAAGGCCAGGAACAAGCTCTTTAACGAGTTGTGCTCTATTAATAGCCATTAATTACTCTCCTTAAACTGCGAAGGTGTTAGTTGGGAATGTAAAGTACGCCCGAGCATAAGCACCGATGCTATTGCTAGGAGAATCTACAAAACCGACACATAAAGCAACACCACTAGAAGTAGTGGCTGTTACACCCTCTTTAGAACGACCGTTAGTAGAGCTACCAGCAGTAGTACTCAAAGTGTACTTATTGCCGATAAAACTTACCGCAGGAGTTCCTGCTGTGAACTGTGCTTCAAACACAATGCCAGGATCAGCATACACATATGCTTCCGCATCTGCGCTGCCAAGTGTAGCTGTGCTTGCAGTCCACGATTTAGAAAACGTAGGAGTCCCATCTGTAGCCGTGTAATACACACCGTAAAACACGCCAACAGGAGTTGAAGTTGCTCCCGCCTGATTAACATAGCCCGAAGAAAGTGTGACAACATCACCGCTATAAATAGCAGTTCCGTATGCACTTGCAATACGCATTTTCTTGGGTCTAACCGTGCCCCCGTACAGGGACTTTACAGGAGTGAACCCATTAGGTGCATCCGTATTAGCCATTATTAAACCCTCATATTAGAGTGATAAATTAATCAGAACCTGAGTTCCGACTGCCAAATTCAACCTTAGAGTTCCTTTGAATGTCTCTTTTACTTATAGGCATTCTAGGATCACTATCCCGCAAAAGATCATTGTCTACTCCCTGAAGTTGTTCCCGACTTCTTTGTGCAAAGTAATCGGTTCTTTCTTCTACGGTTTCTTCTGGAACTTTTGCAAGAACTAAGCCACCTACTCCAATTATACCCGCGTGCTTTCCATCGTCCACTGTAGGAGCATCAAAATCTGGATGATCTTCCGCTCTTACTGGTTCGAATCCTTCACGAATACGCTTAGACATATTCGCTTTGTCATCGTGTCCTCTGACTTCTGCACGTATCCACCTGTGTTTAAATCCTTCAGGTGCTTCTGGGGCGTCCAACATTGAAGGTGGTTGCCATTTCTTTTTGCGAGCTTTTTTTGCTCGGGTTTCAGCAGATCTGGAGGTTCGATCTGTCATTTGTCATCTCCTTTATACATATTTTGCGTACTCTTCAAGAGGCACCCCTACACGTTTAGCAATAGCTATCTGTGATGGAGTGAGTTTTACACTGCGTGAGCCTTTCTTAGCGGAACCAACACCACGGCTAGCTCCTGCTACAGGGGATTTCACGTTCTTCGTCTCATCGGCGAACTGTTGCGGAAAAAGTTCTCTCATTTCACTATCCACTCTTTGATAATAATGTTTAGTATTCGGAGGAACTCCTTCACCTAATAATTTCTGATGGATGCCCATTGCTGCATAGGTCATTCCTTCATTTTCTCCAAACCATGGGTTTTCTTCTGCCCATTCTTCAGCTCTTGGATCAACAGGTGCAGGTTGTAAGTTTTGCTGCTGAGGTTGTTGAGCCCCCTGTTGAGGCTGTTGAGCTGCCGGTCTTTGTTGTCTTTGTTTCAGTCGTTGAGCATTTTGCTCTTCTAAGGAAGTTTTAGCAACTGCTTCTGTAGCTAATGCAATAGCCTCAGCATCACCTAACTCTTGAGCTTCTTTCAACGCTTTTCGTGCTTGCTCTTTTTGACTCTCTACACGAGTAGCGTATTCGTTAACTAAAGTAGAGTCAGAAGACTGCAGTTTAGTTTGAAGCTGAGCATTTTGTTCAGCCATCTGTTTAGCAAGTTTTACTGCTTCTTCGCGCTGACGTTCAGCTTCACGCATACGATAAGTTAATTTATCAATACGTTTCTTTACGCCATCACTATACTCATTAAGCTCGTCTTCATTAGACGTTTCCTCTTCAGCAGAAAAGTTTACGTCTTGCGCAGACTCTTGAATTACATCAGCCTCATGAATATCTACTTCTTCCTCGGGAAGTTCTAACTCAATTTCTTGTGATTCAGCCATTCTAAGTTCCTTATTGCAGAATATCTTCTGGGTTATTAACAGTGGCTAAGATTTCATCATCGTTGAGGAGACGCATATCCCCACCTTCAATATTAAATCTAGCTCCTGCGTAGCGACCAAAAATCACCCAATCACCCTCTTTACACCACGGGCCTTCTGGGAATTTTTCTTCGTCGGAATAAGCATCTGGGCCTAGTCTTACAACAAGCCCAACTATGGTAGCTATCCGCTCTTTATCAAGAGTTTGTTTAGCTAACATAATGCCGCCTTTCGTTTTCTCTGGAGGAGTAAACGGTAGAATTAAAACCCTGTATCCTGTTGGATTGGGTAATTTTTCTGTATGAGAATCTACGTTCTCGTGCGTTAGAGTAGGTTTCGGTTCTTCAGACGTATCAGACCCGAAATTTAAAACTCTATCCTCTACTTTTTTGCTAGTCGTCATCTATATCTTCCATATTTCCAAGCAGGGTTGTTATCTCTTGTTCAGCGAAATTTAACCCTGAAATTTCCCCAACTATTCGTTGGTACTGAACATAGTCGTTTGCACTCCCCGAAGCGAGTGATTGCGAAAGGTCGTATTGACGCTCTCGTAATTTGCGGAGCAAATGCTCCGAAGTTTTTATAAAATCCATTAGTTAACATAACTAATGAAATCTAAACCTTTAGTCGCCGCTCCTGTTCCTTTAGTCTTCACTTTTTTCCCAGGAATGTCGATAGTTTTTTGCTTGAGTTCAGTAGGAGTTGCAAACCCTTCTGAAGAAGCAGTCATAGGCTCTACCTTAACGCCTGCTGGTTGAGAACTAGGTGCAGGATACTCTCGGTTATATCGCTTCATTACTTCCTCCTCTTCATCTTAGGAGATTTTTTAGTTTTCTTTTTAGTTGGCCCACCTTTTTTCATCATCTTAGGCATTTTCTTTCTACCTTTCACTTTTGTCTCCTTCTGAATACAAATTATTAAAAGTCACTTTTGGATCCATGTAACTGTCATGAATTTCTGCACTGTGTAAATGCTGACTAGGATAAAAATCAGGTGCGCCTGATCCTGTCTCCCAAAGTGCTGGGTTAGTCGCTCTTACACGGTTGTTAGGAAGTGCAACAATATTACCTGTCCACTTACCAGCATCCGTTAGTTCTAACACATGACTTTGTTTATGTTGTGCTGGATCATCAGCGATATCATTTCCAGTGTAGTCAACAGTAAATAAATAACGTCCAGTGTGGAATTCATTATCTATCTTACAAAGCCAAGGGCTAGAGGAAACACGATCCATTTTGATTACTGCATGTTCATGAGAACTACAATCCCACGGCTGAGCTAAATGCGTAGGCATAGCTTCAGGCATCTCCTCTAAAACGGAGTCTGCAACAAGCGCAGTTATAGGCATCCTAGCCCACATCGCGCCACCGTGTATATTTTCTGCATCCTCTTCTGCATCAAGTTCAAATCCCGTAAAGACTACTTGAAAAGATAGACATCTGTCCGGAATGGTATTTACAGCAAAAACAACCGCGTGTAAATACTCTCCGTGATAGTCTATGTGATTGTGTGTAAATTCTTTTCGGATCCATGCGTTAAAATGAGGTATGTTGCTTAATAAATAAGCCACCTATTCCTGTTCTCTGGATTCGCGAACAACTTTCGCGATCTCAGTTAGGTTAGAGTCCATGTCTCGCTCATTCTGCATTTCAGCTTCTTGAAGTTCTGCAGCAACCTTAATATCTGTTTGCTGTTCTTGAGACTCAATCTTCTCTCTTTCAAGTTGCATCTTGCGTTCAGATTCTCTGTCGCGTTGATTAATTTTCTCAAATTCAAGTTCCATCTGTTCTTCAAACATCTGGCGTTGCGGATCTTGTTGTTGTGCCGCCATCGCTTGCGCTAGTGCTTGTTCTTGACCTGTTATTTGCTGCGTAGCTTGAGCAGCCGCTACCGCAATCTGACTTTCCATTTCAGGTGGAAGCTGCGGCATTTGACCATCTGGTCCAGGCTGTGGTAACTGAATACCTTGTTCAGCTAGTATCTGTTCCATCTGCACTCGATACTTCAATGCAATGTGTTCTTGAATATGCGCTTGTAACGCTGACATTGCTTGTGGGTTCTGCTGTATCTGTGGGCTTTGCATAAACGCCATATGTGCTTGGATGTGTGCATCATGATTCTGCTGAGGAAACGCTTTTAACGGAACATTCATTAATGCGTCCATGTTTTCCTGAACAGGATCTTTAGGCGTAGGGGCAAAGTCAGGAAGAAGCACGTCGTCAATATCTTTGATATTTAACGCAAGATACATCTTACGGAAGGCTTCTTTCATATTGTGAATCTGAGGTGCACTTTGCGCCATCTGTAGTTGCGTCTGCGCTAAGATAATTCGTTGCGTAGTACTAAAAATGTTAGGGTCGCAAACAGGAACAATGTCTACACTGTTATTGAAGTCCTGAGCAAAAACAGTCTGTTGTGCTCCTTGTACTTGGTACGGATATTCAGGAGGTAGATACTCTCCGAATAATCGTTTTAGAATCTTAAACTCATTCTTCTGTGCATAATGTAGTCGCTTATGTATCGAAGAAATAACCTTCTGGCCTTTTTCTAAAAGGGCGACAGTAGTGCCTACAGGAGCTTGACTATTGCCTTCTCCCGTCTGCTGATCCATTACTGCCGCAAACCGTTGTCCAGATTCAACTAATAACCCCAGCAGCTGGGCTAAAGTTGCACTAGGTTCTTTATACGGCAACGGTAAGAAGGAATCGCGAATAGTACCTCCAGGAGCGTCAACGTCACGCCACTCTCCTGGTTGTAATGGGTCATCTGAACGCTGTATATTCAATCCGCGTGATTTGAAACCAGCCGGTAGATTAGCAAGTGTGCCTGCATCAATTAGCTGTCTCAGTATTGCTGTAGCAGACTTAGTTACTCCACCAATCATGTGAATCAGCCCGAACCCATAAAATCCTAATCCAGGAAGGAATTTATAATGCGTAAAGTATTCAATCTTTTTACGCATAGGATCAATCTCATCGTAGTTCTGTCTAATCGACAAAACTTCACTGTTGTCTTGGCAAATAGTTACAATATACGGTAACGCTAATCCAGTCGTTTCACCGTTCGCATCTGTGTGTTCGAATCCTTCTATATCTAGTTCTACATGACACTCTAACAACGTGTATTCTTCAGAAGAACCTGTTCTAGAAACTCCATCTAATTCGTCAATCTTTTCTTGTATGACATTTTCGTCTGTAGTATATCCAGGAGGCGTCATACCTACGTCGCGATAGAAACCACTAAGCTGTAACTTACGCATATCGTTCTCAGTCATTTTAATGACGTGCGTAATCCGAGGAGTGGTATGTAAATCCGTGGTTGTGTACGGAACGACTAAATCTTCAGCTTTAACAAAACGAGAAACGACTCGTCCCATCGAAGGGTCGTAATAACACTTTTTAAATGCAGATCCTGCTAACGGAAGGAAGAACAACATTTGATCCATTTCAGGATCGTATTCTTCCATCTTATACATTAGCTGATAATTCATGAAATCTTTTACGCGGTTAGCCTGCATCAGTTTAGGGTCGTTAGATGCTCCCATAACCTTTGTATCTACAGGTCCATTAGCCGGTAAAAGTTCTTTGTATGCTTGTGCTTGAAAATGCGTGGTAGCTTCAGCTAGTAACGGGTGGTATACCCCGCTTGCACCTTCAAACGGCTCACTGCGAGCTTCGCTATCAATTCCTAACAAGTCAAGACCGTTTCTAAAGGTCTCATACCAGTCTTGTCGTGAAGATAAGTCGTCTTCGTAAGAAGAAATAAGCTGTGAGGAGATTTGACCTAGAACACTATCCTCAAGATAGTCAGCCATGTTCTCACCGAAAGGCATTTCACCCTCAGCTTGCAGTGCTTCGGGGTAAAGAACATTATCATCCTCATCAAAAAGGATTTCTAGCTCTTCTTCGCCTTCAAGATCTTGTGGAACTTGGAATTCTGCCATAATTCGCCACCATACTCTTCTTTTTTAAGTCAGTAAATCAATAATATGCACGGACTTTTGGGTAATAATCTTCTTCGTCCTGATAATCAGTTTCTAAACGCAAAAATCCACCGTTTCTAAAGCGCATTAACGCTAAAGTTGTCGCATCTACGCAATCGTCGTTCTCTCCGTTAGGAAAATCAACAATTTCATCCATTAATTCTTGTGCCCAAGACGTTTCAGGCAACCAAACTCGGCCCTCTTGGAAAATTGCACTTACCGTGTTAAGTCTTGCAATCTTATCTTGTCCTTTGCTAGGAGAAAACGTGTTAATCGGTATTCCTTGTCGCCGTAATTCCTGCGTTAGCGGGATACCAGACGCTTTTGTCTCAATTATTACAGAATCAGGCTCCCAATGTTCGTATAAACGCATCGCTTCACGCTTGAGTTCGGGAAAGTCTAGCCGTTCTTTAACACAATCTAGCAGAATCAGGTGTGCATCAGCTCCACTATACAACTCATCACCAATTTTTCCTTCTGGATGGAAAACTCCCCACGTTGTTATTGCAGTATAGTCGGCACGTTCAGACTTTAGAAACGCTGTATCGTAACTTTGTATTAAATATTCGCAAGATGGAGGGTTGTCTTCAGGCCAATGTTTGATCCATTCTTTCGGAATAATAGAAATACCTTCACCAGTTGGCCGCTGCATGTACTGAGCTGCCCATTTAGACGGAGGTATCGAAGATTTCGTTGCTTGAAGTTCATCTAGTTTCCAGAACTCAGGCCATAACGGTGTGCCTGACGGCAAAATTGCAGGGAATTCTATTAACTCCCACTCATCGCCCCCTTTCTCCTGCGTCATTCGTTTGATTAACTTACCCGTTAAGTCCTTTTTAGACCAACGAGTCATCACAATAACGATGGCACCTCCTGGTTGTAGACGCTGACGCGGCCCAGTTTGATACCATTCGTACGCTTCGTCTAACGCTTTGTCAGAAAACGCGTCTTGTTCAGAGTGCGGATCGTCAATAATAAACAAATCCGCACCTCTCCCTGCGAGAGCACCCCCAATACCAGAGGCATAGTACTCTCCCCCCTGAGAGGTCAGCCATTTACCAGCACTTCGTGAGTCAGCCTTTAGCTGTGTACTGGGAAAAATCTCTGCATAATCATCGCTTTCAATTAAGTCACGCACACGTCTACCGAAATTTATTGCAAGGTCAGCGGTGTGTGTTGCTTCAATGATTTTTAACTTAGGACGTTTACCTAACAAGTAGGCAGGAAACAGATATGACGCAAACTCAGACTTAGTATGTCTGGGCGGCATATTGATAATTAGTCTTTTTGATTCGCCGTTTGCAATCTTGTCGAAAGCCTCAGCCATTTTCTTATGGTGAGACCCCGCAATAAACTCAGGCCAGATGTTTAATACAAAATCATAGAAGGTCGCTGCGGAAGAATCTCGTTTCTCGCGTAAATCCAACTCTTCAAGAAGAAGGGTAAACTCCTTAGCTTCTTGTTTTGACAGATGCGAAAGATCAACATTTCGCAACTGGTCTAGTGGGTCGCTCACCTCGGACCGAAGACTCTAGATTCAGCTTCCTCTTCAGCAGCTCTTCTTGCAGCTCTACGAGCCGCGATTCTTTCTTTCATTCCTCTACCTAGTTTTACAGGATTTATAGGAGCTAAGTCTAATGCTTCTACTAATTTTTCCAGACCTTCAGCTTCCTTTACATCTTTTAGAGCACGTGCTTGAGAAACTCCTGGAATCTGACTCACTAATAAATCTTTAATAACTTGATTCATTGGGTCAGGATCAGTAACTACCCCGCCATCATCGTAATACGGTTTACTACTTTGTCGACTAGCTTGTTCACTCTCAATGCGAACAGGGGGATATTCAACTGGTAGTTCTGGGTTTAATCGTTTTATGTCGTCTGGTATTTCTTCTCCAGCTAAAACATAAGGAGTAGCTAATTTTCCAAATAATTCGCGTCTTTCTTTAAATTCTCTTACCCTTTCAGCAGGCCAGCCTCCTTCGTCTTCGGTTAGAGGTCTTTCATAAGTTATCTCTCTATACTGTGAATGACGACCGTCTGAGCCTAAACGTCGCATATCGTATAATCCATCTCCTAAATCAGCGACGCTAAACTCATCTACCACGTCGCCGTCAGCGAGCTTTTTTGGTTCTACCTGCCCTCCGTAAGCCATGCTTCGAATCTGGTCTGGTGTTGCAGGAACCATAGACATTCCAGGAGTGGAAGTCATCTGGTCAGCTAGTTGTATTCCCACTCCTTGAATCTGGGGATTAGGGTCTTTCATCATCTGCATTACTTGAGGAACGCTGAAATAATAAGTGTCGTTCGGAGTTCCTATAGGACCACCGCGAGCCATGCCCGCAATTCCACCTTGCTGTTGTAAAAGTTGCAGGGCTTCCTCTTCTGTAAGTGCTTGTTGAAGAGCTTGATCAGCTTGCGCTTGAGCTGCAAAATCAGCTCCCTCTTGGGCTTGTTGAGTTTGATAATCCATTTGTTTTAATGCATCGTCAAGTAGAGCCGCGTCTTGCTGTCCAATCTCCTCTGCTATAATTTCCTCAACAGCGGAAATATTGGGAGCTGCACCTTCAATTAGATCTCGAAGCTGTTGATCCTCTCTAGCCTTTTTCTGAGCTTTTCTTGCTTGTTTTGACGAATATGCTGTTGCTCCCGCAGTAGCAACTGCTCCTATTATCGCTGCCGTTATAAAGCTCATAATTGTTTTTCCTGTAATTGAACAATTAAATTTTCAACCTGTTTAATGTCAGGGGGAAGTAAGTTCACATCTTCAAACGACTTAGCGATTACTTCATCCTCAACATCGTCTATGTTTAATTTATCTGTTGCATGTACGGTAATAAAGATACATTCTGTATGAGTGTACATTGCGCGTTTAGTTCCTGCTTTTGTAATCCCTTGATAAGGAGCAGAAATACGCTCTAACCCGTCTTCTGAAAAAATCGTCATCTCACCTTTCATCAAGAAAAACGGATGGTTTTTATTATGTATTTTCGTAACGATAAACACCCCTGCAGGATTGGACATTTGTCGAATATACTGTCCATCTGCGAAACTGTGTCTAAGTGGGTTTACCTCGTCAACGTCTTCTATTTTAGAAGGGTGTTGAACAACGGCTTGTTCAAACTGAGTAATTTTTTCTCTGAACTCTTTTTGTTTTCTTTTATACTCTACAAACGCTTGTACTTCACTAGATGTAAATTCGTGTTCCAGATCTAACGGAACAGTCTTTTTTACAACCGACAATTCGCTCATTTATAGCTCTTGCCGTAGTAACCTTGTTTATAACTTAAAGCACCGCCATTAGCTTTCTTTGCAGTTTTCGCGGCTTGCCTAAAATTCTCAGCGGTGGGTGCGCCTTTCTCACCTTTCCTTCGCATCCGCTCACCAGACCCTGCTGCTATACGCTTACGCTTCGCGTGTATATTTGCGTACAATCCTGGGCGACCACCCGTGGCCATCATATCGCCATCACGTCTGGCTTTACGCATTATTATTCTCTGCGCTCGTTGGGCCTTTTCTAACGCTTCATCTGAATCCATATATTCATCACGCATCTCTTGTACTAGGTCATCGAACCCTTCGCGGCCTTCTCGGGGAAGACCTATCTGCTCATCAACTTCCCTAGACGCTTTCTGGAAATCCATAAATTCTTTATCGTCATATCGTTTAATCTTTGAGGGATCCAGCGAATCGCCTAACATGTCAAATAAACTTCCTAGACCCTTTCCTTTTCCTCCAGGACCACCAGCCATTCCAAGCATCAAAGCTAACTCAGGCCCAATAGACTCTTCCAATCCAGGGGTATTACTTAATCGTACAGATAAACTGGACTCATCCAGCGGCCCAGACATATCTCGCATCTGTTCCATGGTCAGCGTATCTTTGTTCGTGTTTTGCAGTGCTCGCAATAACATTGGTAAGTTGTCCATGATCTCTGGACCAAGGAGCATTTCACCGCCTCCGCGTAACAGGGACATCAAGCCGCCTCCGTCGTTAAGCCCCGCTTCTTCGTCGTAGATTGCTTGCATGTCTGCCATTACCATTTCACCTTATCGGCCCAATAAGCCGCTGACATTTTTCCTTTTGCGATGTTCTTTCCATGGCGAGCCTTGAAACTCTTACGCCGCGCCTTTTGTTTTGCTGACTCACCCTTCTTAGGCTTACCCGCAGTTTTTACACCCTGTTGCCCAAAACGAATGAGTTTTAACTTGTGGCCTTCCTGCGCTAATACCATATGCGATTTCTTCGGATGGTTAGGTGTGCGCTTTGGTTTGTTTACACCCTTTAAATTATGCTTCTTAATTAAATTCGCTTTACGAGTTTCGTGTGCCATGTGCGAATCGTAACTGGAAAAATTTTACTACGCTAGTAGGTCAATATTCTGTCTGGTACTGGCAATCTGTACTTCTACCTTACCATTCTTGGCGATATATAACTTTGACTGCAGATTTTGTACCGCCTGCCGTCGTTCCTCGCGCTGGGTATTTTCCATCAACTTCTGATACCGCTCTTCGGCTACCTGCCGCCACGCTATTTGGTTAGCTGGTGTAAGTGCTCCTACATCCATTATTTAAAGATCAGTATGACCCCTCCAATTAATATAAATGAACAAAGTAACCCTATTGCTGTTACCCCCATAATTATCCAAATCTGACGAATCATTTTCTTTCGGGCAGCGGCCCTAGCTTTGATAGCTTCCATCTGCCGTTTGTGATTCGCTTTCTGTCTTGCCTTAGCCTCGTCCCAGCGTTGCAACAATGCCGGATCGTGAATCACGAGCATATCGTGGAGTGACTTCTCCCACTGATCGCGTCTGTGTTTTATTGATTCCAATTTCAGAAGCTCCTGTGAGCTGAGGTTGTTGATAACCGAATCTTTCTTCTCGCGCTCAAACGAATCCAAGGCGTCAGAGAACCCTTGCATTAACTCAACGGCTTTAGCTGCTCCGTCGCCAACTTCGTTCAGTTTGTTAATGGCAGTGGAGATCGTGGATAGAATTGCACCGGCGGCGGCGACTGATTCGATTATCATAGTGGGGCCAATCGTAACTCCCAGATAGCATACCACGCAACAGCCTAAAAAAATTTGGCGAAAATTTTCAAGGCCGGAGTCCCAATACACATTGCGAAAAATTTTTGAGTAGGGAACCTATAGCAAAAGTACAGCGGAAAAAGAGTCGGGAATAAGGTAGTGGTGGGTGGGCGGGAGCGGGAAAGTCAATAGGGGGTATACCCCTAATTTAGCGGGCCGCCCCAATATCATATTTAGCTAGGCTAGTCAAGCACTAATTTTAGACATAAAAAAGCCCACCGAAGTGGGCTTAGTGTTAGCTAACTAATTAGTTAACTATACGCGAGTCCAGACAGCGAAGGAATTACCGCCCATCGCAGCAAACAAGGCTTGACTACCACGCTTAGATTTTTTCTCACCATCGGATATCCAAGACTTACCTAATGCTAAGGGAAGATAAGTTCCAACCACATCGTTAACAGTAGACTTGTTTATGCAAGCCTCTTCTATCTCAGCGGCGCGATCAGCATCAATAGTGACTAAGCCTTTATCGTTAAGACCTTGAGCCATTTCACGATTCATGCGTTGACCTTGAGGAGGGTAAGCATTAAGTACCGCCTCTAGCCTTGGGTCACTAGTTAACTTAAACGTACCTACTAGATCAGCAGACGCGGAACCCTTAACCACTAAATTCTTAGCAATAGCTAAGTTAGGGTTAGCGATAACTTCTTTCTTAGCTTCGATGTTAGTTATCGCATCTTTGACTGACTGTTGATCTTCTTTCTTTAAGTTCTTATTCATTTAATGAATCCTTATTTAGTTAATTAGCTAGGCGTTATTGTCTAGCTGGTTATTATAATGAGGTCTGGCGGCTAATAAGTCAAGCGATAAAGTAAATAAATAAATTCCTTGTTAGCTAGTCCCGTCCCGTCTAGTCGCTTGTTAGTGGCTCCCCGTCGGCGTCCGTCCGTCCGTCGCTCGCTGGCCGTGGCGTCAAGTGTGGTGGGTGGGTGGGTCGCGGTCGCGCGATCCGTCAATCAATCTAAGTCGATCGATCGATCGATCCCGAGTCCGATCGTCGATCCGTCTGTCAGTAATAAGGGTGGGTGGGAGGGTGGCGGCGGGTCTATCGCTCCACCATTATAGTCGATCGATCAGTCGATCCGTCGATCGATCCTTCACTCGAACCGAGTCGGTTCGTGACCTCTCCCTCGATGGTTTGGGGAACTCGTTTCGTGATGAGCTGCGTCAGTCGATCCAGGATCTGGTCCTTGCTCAGTGCGTCGATCTGTGCGGTCAAGACCTCGCGTCGATCGATGTAAAGCCCACCGACCTTCCCTCGGTGGATCTCGGCTGTGATAGCCGCGTTGATTTGGCCCTGCCCCCTCGCCTCCTCCCTCAAATCATGAAGAGCGGAAAGATGACCTTCCATAGAAACTCTATCTCTTTCTGCCTCTTTCATTTCCTGCTCTATTAGGTAATTTCGGAGAAGTGGGTTGTGATTGAGTAATACGCTGCCCTGTCTCTTAGCGGCGTTGCGGTTCTTCGTGTAACCCGCTTTCACCGCTGCTTCTGTAGCGTTTTGGCCTTTCAGATACTCTCGTGCGAACTTCTTCTGCTTAGGATTCAGCGGTTGCCACTTCTTACCATCAGGGTCGACGTAACCGTTTCCGTCATCAGCAGGTGTCATGGGAGTGTACTGTAAGTGTTTCATCCAACGCTTCCGAGGTGTTTCGATGGGTGAACTATATATTAGAATGAAAATAAAATATAAAAAACGAAATGTTTTGCTCACGCCCTCTCTTACTTATTCTCTGTTTCATTTCTAATAACTCATAGATTTTCTATTACTTTTGACACTCACCAAGATCCACTGTTCTCGAGACTTTCAACGTGATTCTATTACTTCTATTACTCTATTAGTCAATTCTGTTGAAAAAATAAAAAAAGTTTTTATTTCTAAATAGAACAATAACCGTAATAAATCGGCCATTTCCAATAGCACTTTAGTCCTTTACTATGCGCGTTTTGGTACTTTATACTATACGCTAGCCCCGCTTTTACACGGGCGGGATTTTAGAAAGATAGAAAGGTAGAAAAAATGGATCTAAAAGATATAACCATGGAAATGTTTTCCGAAAGACCTACTACGACTACTAAGTTTAGTAGGGAGTTGATTGATATTTTGGCTAACCCCGAAAATACGATTAACGAAATGAACCCACTGCGTTCCGAGACTATGTCGTTAAGGTTGATAGAATTAGACTATCCCGCTGACGCGCCTGCTTACGGTACTAGAATAGATCATTGGGGCGAGGCCGCTGACCTTGCTGAAATGAACTTTAAGCCACTGTATAAAATGATACCGCCTACGGAAACGGTAACAGTTACGCGATGGTTTGAAACTGACTACGGGGAACCAGGAACGTGGGAGACTGTTATGTGGAGCGATCCTGATACGGGTAGTACTCGAATGACAGGAATAATTCACGACACTCACTGTAATCCATACCTAGTTAAAATTATCTGAGTGGTTCTCCGAGCGACTTCTGAAAAGAGGTCGTTCTTGGAAACACTACGTTTCATTAACTAACAAAAAGGAAAAGATATGTGCGATAACAGAATAGAGGTTACAGTACCAAAAGGCTACGACTATAAGATTGTTGAGTACCGTTGCGGATCGACCGGAATATACGGTCAGATGATCCTGTGTGAGAAATGCGAATCACAGCGAGAGCATCGCGAGTCATTAGCCGAAGCAGATAATGCGTGGTTACGATCTGCAGGATGGGGAGAAATATAGTGAGTAAGAAAAGACAAAAGCGAAACGAAAACGCCTTCCGAAAAACGGTTGGTATGGAACTTCTAAGAAAGCGACGCGCAGCCAAGAGACGTGCTGCACTAGAAGCTGAGAAGGAGGCACTTCATGCGAACGGTTAACATCGAAATACTCGAAGGTGGTCAAGGGTACGACGGGTTTCTTAAAGTGACTCGAGACGTATGTTTGACCTACATCAACGTACCAGGATATGAAGGAAGACAAGACAGGTATCATGCGGAACTTTACGCTTTTTGTGGAAACGGAGACATTTACAGTGTCCACCCGCCTCGCGATAAGTTAGCAGGGATACGCTGGAAAGTTAGTGACTTCGAACGAGAAGAGCTACGTGAGAAATGTCCACGGTTTGCAGAACTAGACAAAGAGATTTGTTAACGAACCACGGTTCTAGATTAGCCCGCCACTGAGCGGGCTTTTTTATGCGTTGCTCCTATTCTTCATCAAAGTCTCCCCAATCCTTACGGGCGGTCGTTTCGTTGTAACCGAGATAGTATTCAGCTCTCTGTTCGTCGCTCATGTCTTTCTTCTCAACTCGATCCGACGCATAACTATCGCCTTTGTAATAATGAGGGTCGGGGGGCCGATGGTAATACGCATCGGCTGATCCTCGATCGTGGGGGGATCCGTGTCTTTTATTCACTAAACTTCTCCTCCAAATTCTTGACCAAGCCTCGAGGTAAGTAGTCGTGCGGGTTATCGTAACCCTTATCAACGTCTTTGGTGTAGATCGACTCGCCTCTTAGTTTGATGTCGAAGATCATATAATTATGAATCCCCCAATGGTCGCACTCGACCTCGTACCCCTTGTCCTGAATAAAGTCGGCTACGATATCGGTTCCGTTCCAACCGTCACCGTCCCCGAATCCGAACTTGTCGAACGCTTCTTCCCATTCCCATTCGATTTCTTCTCTAGGCATATTCTTTCTCCTTTCTATCCTGAATAAGGTGTATCGTACCAACGTGTTGGTTCATAGTATGTGGCGGGGCCGTTCGTCCACACGTCGAATTTATAATACATTCCTGGATATTCTTCTCCTCGTGGGTCTTGCCAGTGGAATGTAACTACTTCGATGGGGCCGAAGTTTTTGTGATCAACATCTGTGATGTTTTCGTGCTTAGTTAAATCAACTATAAACTCTTCTATGGTCGGGCTTAGTTCGTGTAGGTTAAGGTCGCTAATCTCTTTTTCTTTAGGTCTTTCAATAACCCCCCAATCTTCAGGGTCACTCAACACCCAGAACTCGTCACTCAAGTAATGTTCGATAAGCTCTGTTCCCTCTATAAAGAGTTGTCCATACGCATTTCTCATTTCTTTCTTCCTTTCTATCTTTCTAAAATCCCGCCTACGGGCGCGGGGGCTACGTTTAGGTTAACCCGCGACTACCCGATAGTAAAGCACTAAACGACGAGTCCCAACAGCTGTATTATGAGTACCTGTAGTTATTATTCTTTCGGTGTTAATACTAGTCGCTCCCTGTCGAATCCTGGTCGTCTACTAGACAATCCAAATAACTTTTTCTTCTCGCTCAGTGGCCTATCTGCACTGGCTCCTGCAGGAACTTTTTCGATCGATCCTCCCTTCTTGAGGAACTCTTCGACTTGTTTATTTATCTCCTCGCTATCCATTTTTACCTCTTTAGTTATCGAGTAGAACTGGTTTCTAGTGTAGTAGTCGGAGCGATTCACGTCAAATTCAAGAGTAGCAAACGCACCGTAAGACTACTCCCCGATGCAGACGCACTTCATCGCTCCTTTTTCTCCTTGACCAACATACTGCGATGGTCAGGTGGCGAGAACGGCTATGAATAAACCGCAGGAATCTCCAACAGACGCTACTACTCGCCAGTTTCAATGATGCATCGATCCTTCTTTATGCCCTTAGTCTCGCTGGTATCACCACCGAGTAATTGCAATCGTCACAACACTGTCCTTCTGCCACGGGTCTAGCATTATGCCCGTGAGTCCAGAAAATGTCACCTTCCGGAGTACGTTGGGGTTCGATCGCTTCTTTACAGATTACACAGTTTTCCAGTTTTACTGGTTCCAGGAATCTTCCGTTAGGGTCTTCTTCCATTTTCATTCTTCTCCTTTTCTATGTCTAAATAAAAAACACTGGTGCTCGACCTCATTGATGTAGTGAGCTATATATACCCAATCGTCATCTTCCATCGTATAGATATATAATCCGACTGGTCCCATCGCACCGTGAACATCACCTGCATGCTGTCGTTTCGAAAATTCTATTGTTTCTCCCACAACTAGGGCTATATCGCTCGAGTCGTCCATTGCTTGTTGGGTATCGTCGTCGGCGATAGGCTCCCACGTAAGTTTATCTGCTGAGTCAAATCTAGTAGTTTTCATTATTGCTCCTGATTATCTTCCTATAAATTTAATGTCTGAGTCTGGAATAACCTGATACGCGCCTTTGTTGTACGCAGGTGCAATCGTCGCATTCGCAAGCGGTCGTGATTCGACTTTCCCCGTAGCATGAGTCGTAGGCTCACGCGAAGGGTAGTCGGCTCGTGACTGCCACTCAGGTTGTGGTTTACGTTGCAGTGGCCGGAATGGTGGTTCCGGCCTTTTTCTGTTTGGGAGCATCTTGTATCTACTTGGCACGCTGTTCCTCTACAAACTTATCTGCATCTTTCATGAACTCGTCAGCTAGGTTCTTCATATTCTCAACGTCTTCTAGCAAACTGGTCTCAGGCTCGTGGTCGAAGATACTCTTGTCTTGAGTATCGTAAGTACTGTCGAACACACCTGACTGCTGCAGCTTCTCGTTGAACCCTATGTAGTAAACACTGAACTGATCGCGGTTATGTTCATTAGTGTCTATAGACTTCGCGTAAAGCCAGTCGCTAAAGTGTTTAAGACGGTCGACTATCGAACCGCCGATCTTGTACTCTCGTACAAGCGACATACCCTTGTTGTCAGGCAGGATATCGGCAGGCGATACAATACTGTAGAACACTGCTTCCATGTACATACCTGACATGATGTGCTGGAACTCTTCCTGATCTTTCGATAGGATGTAACTGCTTACTGCTTCGAATGCGTGTCTACCGTAGTCGCACATCGCACTGGTGTGGTGTGTCGAAAAGTTACACGCTTCTAGGTAATAAGGTCGCAGGATGCGATCCTTGAACTCACTTGCAAGAAATGTTTTCATACTTTCTCCTTTCTCGTTATAGTCTACGGCCCGTAGGCCGCGCCAATTTATACTTTACTTAGGGACTACCTGAAAGTAAAGCACTAAGCCGAGACCGTGGGGTCCTCGTCAAAGTCTAAAACTTCTTTTACTATGTCTTCTATGTCGTCGAGAATTTCTTGCGACCATTGTAGATAAATACTCTCACCTAATCCTATCTTTCCATGTTCGGTACAGAACACAGATGTTGCTATTTCTTCGATAAATATCTTAACCACTCGTTGTTTGAGAACATCTTCGTTCTCAGCGATGTACTCACGAATCGCCTGTTCTGTTCTCTTCATTGAGTTCTCCATGCCCCTAGATAAAACTGGCCATTATCTTCATCTTGTCTTAGCCGAGTGGCTAATTTTTTGTGTCTGACGTCTTTCGAATCAGGGCGACGCTTGTGATGCACCATACATCGAATAACTTTCGCTCTCATTTTTTCCGCAACTTTACGGCTGGTATACGGTCCCATTTCAAACGAGTCACCAACCTCTAATTGTTCAACAGCGACTCGTAATTTAGACTTGCTGCGTCCTGGAGGAAGCGATCCTCCCTCACGTGAGTCTGGAAGCGGTACATTCTTTCTAATTTCTATATCCATATTTCCCCTGCATTGGAATTGATAGGCCCGTCTTCGACCACACGGACGGGTACGTGCTAACAAAGCTAAGGTGTAGCTTCGGTCTAATACATTGTCTCCGCGTCTACTACTATTCGTCGGTGCAAGTTCGGTGGGATCTCAGGAAGTTTCCTGGTTAATAACATGAACCATCCACACTTGTCACACTGTACCGCGTTGTACTTCTCTTCATCAGGTCTATCAAAACTAAACCACTCTCCGCATTTTTGGTCAGGACATATTGTTGCATCGCCTTCCATTAATTCGTAGAGTATGTCTAGCTCCTCGCCTTCTGCGTCGTAAAAATCATTGAACGTACTCTGTAGAAAATCTCCGTCTGATTCGAAGGAGTTTCTATAGTCTGTGCTGTACCTTCTTCTTGTTCCGTTGTACTCGACTATGGTATCGAGTGAACCGTCATCAACTATTCTTGCTTTCATAGTCGACCTGCTATTGGAGTTCCTAACACTTCATCACGTCTCCAATATCCTGTTCTTAGGTAAGACTCTACGTCTGCCCAGTATTTTTTCATGTCGGGATCTGTCGTTCTGTTTCCCGCTTCCTTGACCGATTTAATTCGGTAACTTGTACTCTTTCTCATACTTTTCTCCGAAAACTGGGGAGGCCGAAGCCTCCCGTTTAGTCTATACAAGCTCTATGAGCCCCTCTGCCAACAAGTCTTTTGTGTACTCGTTAGCAATACGCTTCTTCTGTTTCTCGGGGTTTTTGGTACGGGCCATATCTAAGTGACCCTCCTCAACCGCGAGATCAACAAGTTGCGATATAGGAAATGATTGTCTATCAAATTCCTTGCTTTCGATATCCTCTAAGGCATTCCCCAAGCCACGAAACTGTGGGGTTTTCTTATCGACATCTTTTATAGACTTAGTTGTTTTCTTGTACAACTTCCTCGCTCTGCCACGAGTGGACGCCTCGGGTAGAGGCACACTCACAACAGGTGCGGGTGTTTTCGATACTGTCTTAGCGACAGTAGGTTTCTTCGTCGTAGCTTTCGCTACCTTCTTCGCTGCGGCCATAATGGTTCTCCTTTCTATTAGCCATTCTTCTTTCTGCCTACTAAGTAGGAACAACTAGCGTAACGCAGGACGTTACGAAAGTAAAGCACTAAGAACACTAGTGCCTATTCTTTAGATCAGGGTCTTGGTTAACGTAAGCACTTGTTGGTTCACCAGTGTCGAAAAACTTTCCCGTCTCAGGTGCAAGTGTATTCTCTGCTACTAGTGCCAGAAGATCTGACGTTCGTTTTTCAAGAACCTTCAACTGTTCACAGTAGTGGTCTAAACGCTCTGCCGTAGTCCCAAGCTCTACAGCCATCGCCATAAGCTCGCCGATTACGTCAATTTCATCTTTATTATCGGTCATTCGATCCTCCATATCCTAACCCCACTCACTTCATTCTCGAGCTTAACACGCGCCGTGAATTTCCATTCGGGGTCTTGTTTTTTAGAAAATCCTCTAAACGACTGGTCTAGACGATTCTTGAGCTTTTTAGCATTATCGTCAGGGTTGTCGTCAGGTATGAAAAATTTTGAAGCGTAAACTTTTTTGCCTTTCTCTTCCCTCGGAGCATCAAATTTTTCCCAAGGAACTTGGGTTTTACCTCTGATGTCTGTAGGAATATCGTAGCTATAGTCTAGCTCGAAGTCGTCGTCACTCATTCACATCTCCTGTCTGGTTGAACTCTGCGAGAGACAGCTCGTCACAGAATCGGACTGTGTCTTCGGATAGTTCGCACTCTTGTAGTTTCATCTTTATAGCTACGTTGCGAGAAAGGTCTCGACTAAAGTTCTGTAGCTCTTCAAACTCTGAGAGTGGGTTGTCTAGCAGATCAGGATCTGCTAGTTGGTTGAGACACCACCAGACCTTGCTGATGGTGTCTTCGTCTACAACGATTGCGTTCTTTAACTTCTGAACTCTTCCCACTACGCTGCCCTCGCGTATTCAAGAGCTAAGTTCAACGCTTTCGTCTTACGGTTAGAAGCATCTCCGAACATCGCGTTGTATACTTTATTGTCGCCACCGCGCTGGTGATCTTCAATAAATGTAACCGCGTTTAGTGCGCCCCACCAAGTGCCCTTGGCAGATTTCAGTTGCGCTCCAGGAGATTCTTCAAGTGAACGTCGAGTTAGTTCAGCGTATTTACTAAACTGCTCGCGTAAGAGGATAGGCTCGCCAATCTTCTTGCCTTCTTCTTTGAGCCGTTGTTGCTCAGCGTACTCTTTGTACAATGTAGGCTGCTGTACCCTAGTGACAAACTCAAGTACCTGACCTTCCGTAGCTTTCTTGGTAGAAAGAAACTTCACAGCATCTTTGAACTCGGTACGCATATCTTGTATAACGCCCATCGTTTTAAGAGCTTCGGCCTCTCGTACTTCGTCAAATACAGAACGGTGTGACATACGAAACTCGTTTTGTGCTTGGCTACGCATTGCCATCTGCAATGTGTTGTTGCACACAACACGAACTTCCGTTCCTCGTATGTTCATGGAATGTCCTGGTTGGTGCGGTTGATGAAACAATACAAAACTGTTCATTTCATCGCCGCCGATAAGTTCGTACGCGTCATTAATACGCGCAAGACCCCATATGCTCTGGCCGTTCTTTAAGCTACCCGCCGTTTCCATAGTGATGTCGGCGTGCTTAGAAAACTTCTGAAAGAAATCGAAGATACGCTCGTTTTGTATGGGTTGGTAATCGCTACCGCACGAACCAAGTATTGAGTTGTCTGAGTCGCGTACTAGGTCAAAGCGATCAGGGTTAGGTAGAAGTTGCAACGCAATGTTGCCATCTTCGTCAGGTTCGTATTGATTCATAGGAATCGCTGACGTCCAAGTGTTACGTTTAGTAACAGTCCAGTCAAGCCCTGCGGCTTCCATCATTTCATATGGCGTTAGGTCAGGTTGTACTGCAACACCCTCGCGGTGCCATGGTACTTCTCCTGAGTACGCCATCGTTTCTACTGCTGCTGCCATAATTGGCCTCCTTATTTCAGTTCTACTTTCTTTGGTAGGCGGTATGCCGCGCTACTTTTTATACCTTAACCGCCGACGTTTAGAAAGTAAAGCACTAAAAAATGAATTTAAACAGCTTCTCCCATTCGTAAGGAGGGCTAAGACTAACGTGTAAGTCACTGTTCCAATTCACTTTTCCCTCTAAAAACTCTTCTAGTTCATACTCGGAAATGTCAAACGCTCGTAGCTCTTTGTCTTTTTTCACTAGGATGAAACAGTTCCCTCCGCTCATGTTTCTGTTATGCATCCAGACAATCTGAAACTCAGTCAGAGTTAGTTTATTTCCTTTGATTGATTTCAGTTCGATCCAGACTTCTTTCCCTGCATAGCAGACATTGACATCAGGCACTCCTCGAGCAGTCCCTCCAGTCTCGATCCTTTGAACATGGGCTTCTTTGGGAAGGTTAGCTTTCAGTAGCTTCCAGAGCGATGCTTCTTGTGGCATTAGTTCTCCTGTCGATGCTGTGCATAATAATCTCCCTGACCATCTGAACAACGCTGTACGATTTGCCAGACTCGCTGTTTAGTCAAGCCGTAATCTTTTCCGATCTCTTCCAGAGTCTTTTCCTCCTCTGAGTATAATCGAAAGATTTCAAGATTCCTTTTTTCAAATTTAGATATTTTCTCCTGAGTAAGACTCTGTATCCTCATTCTGCTTCGCCCCATGTTTGTCCTTTTTCGTAATCCACTACTAGTGGAACCTTTAGTTCAACACAGTTCACCATCTTGTCGATAATGAGCTGAGCTTGCTCTTCTGTCTCGACCGAGTAGTCGAGTTCATCGTGAACTTGTAGATGTGGAACAAGTCCCTCTTTCCACAAGTCACGCATTGCAAGTTTCGTCATGTCAGCTGCTGATCCCTGGATCAATCTGTTAAGTGCTTTGTAGGTAAACGATCGTTTGATCGACTGACCATATTTATCGAGTGCTTCTTCGTGAGGTAGAGGAGTCGATCGTTCGCCGTGGCTAGGCTCCCACAAATCGAAGTGACATTTTCGACCGCCGAGTGTTGTAATGTAGCCTCGCTGGTCTGCCATCCGAGTACACATCGATTGTATCCCTTTAATAAAAGGTACTCGATCGTGATATTTGTTCAACAGCTGAAACGCTTCTTCTGACTCGAGTCCGAGTTCTCGAATTAACTTGTCTTTGCCCATTCCGTAAGTCAAGCCGAGATTGATATTCTTAGCTTGCTTTCTAGGTATGTCAGCCATATCTGCTACGATCTGATGAAAGTCTGCATCTTGGCTGGAGTAGGCTTCTACTGCCTCCTCTGCTCCTGTAAGTCCGAGCAATGATGAGTAGTGCACCGTGATTCTAGGTTCTTGCTGAGAGTAATCGAACACTCCCCAATGTGCTCCTTCTTCAGGAATAAACAGCGATCGAATCATCTTACCGATCTCAGGATCTCTAGCAGGAACTTGCTGTAGGTTTGGATTCGAGTAACTAAATCTACCTGTGACCGTTCCTCCTTCATCGTTGCGCAGCGGATGGGCTTCAGCATGAATCCTACCGTCTGAACAATGTTCTAAAATCATTCCGTCGATAAACGTAGTCCGAGCTTTGTTTAGCTTTCGAGCAGCGACCAGCATCTTCGGTAGTTCGTGGTCGTGATTCTCGAGCCAATTAGCTTGGAAACTAGGCATCCCTTTTTCTGTGTGTGGATACCATATGTCATTGTTATCGAAGGCTTTTTGTATCGAGGCGTTAGACCAGATCTCAACACTGGAACCAAACTTTCTCTTAAACTCAACTAGAAGCTGCTGCTCTTTTTTCGATAGTTCTTCTGATACCTGATGTGCTCGGTCGAGGTCGATCCTCACTCCTCTCCATCGCATTTCGATTAACAGAGGAATGAGATCGCACTCTAGGTCGTAGATTTTTTGTAAGCCCTCCGAGGCAATCAGCTTGCTGAAGATAGCCCAGAGTTTTAAAGTCAGGACAGCGTCCTGCTCTGCGTAAGGTGCAACATACTTGGCGGGAAGTGCGTAGAGTCCTCCCTTAGTGCTTACCCCCCAAGCGGTTGCCGCATCATGTAATAATGACTCATCTTTCTCTTCTCCGCAGTAATCTTTTCCTAGATTGTTTAGCGAGTAGGATCTTCTGTTCTCGTCTAGCAAAGGAGCCGCAAACATCGTGTCTCTGATAGAACACTTTATGTCGATCCCTTCTCGCTTGAGCCAGCCTACATCGTAAAGTGCATTGTGGAAAACGAGTGTGCCTTTATGGTTTTCAAGAGTGTTCTTGAGCCAACGTAGGACAAGTTCTTCTTCTAAATTACCACCGCCCTCGTGTCGTATGGGAAGATAACCAGACCACGTTTCAGTGGCTAGTGCAATACCTACCGTGTGTCCTTTTCCCGTAGCCCATCCTGGTCCTGTTTTCGATAGATCAGGATCATATGTCTCAAGGTCTACCGCAATCGTTTCAGTAGGTGCAAACGAGGGTAGTATCTCAGGAGCTGCCCACTCGCTCTCAGGCTGAATCAACGGTATCTGTCTCGACATCCCTTACCTTTTCCTCTATAAGCTCGTTAGAGCCGTATCTGATGTGATGCTCTACTAGTAAGAGGTATCGTCTAAGATCCCCTATATCGTCTAGTAGGCCGTCCTCGCCGTTGTACTTGTCTCCCGCTTCGAAAATATCGTAGTTACAGTCTTTACTCTGTTGTTCGATACGGTCGAACTTACGAGCTAACATCATAAACGCCCCAGTGCCGCCGCGTCTTCTCCAAGAGTCTCCGTACGACTTCTCAGACTCAATCAGGCTGTGTATATCTTCCTGCGCAATAGACTTAACATCCTGCCACTTAGGATCCAGTCCCATGTTTCTTCTCCCAATTAAGTTGTCTTCGTTTAATCCAATGGAATGCGGCTTCTTGCCAATCCAGTGCTTTAATTTCTTTAAGAAAGTCATAAGCCTCCTTGTAGTTTCTTTCTTTGTGGCTTCTAAATGCTGAAACCATCGGTATCATCACGTCAGGAAAGAACGTGTTGTTATAGGTTTCCGTAGTAAACGACGGTGAGAACGCATCCACTTCTTCTGGGTTTCCAGACCGTCGAGTAGGAGGAGTAGTCTGTATAAACTTCATGCACTCATCGGTAAATGTGGCTGGGTCTGAGACCAAGGGATAGTGAGGTGAAGGGTAAGTGGAAGAAAACCAAGAGCCGAATCCTCTACCTGATAAATCCTTTATCTTGTCCCATTGTTCATTTTCATAGATGTGAAAACTATCGCTGATCTGGTAGTACGAACCCATCGGGGCGTTTACTGCAACGGCAACGTATTCCATTAGTATTGACATATGGACTGCGTTGGCTCCGTAAGCTCCCCAAATCATATCGTTCGACCGATTACAGACTGTCATCTGTAATTTTCCATCTCGGATTTTGAAATAGATGTTTGTGTTACAGGGTATGTCGATACTCGAACTGTTCAAGTCGTGCACACCGTCCCACATTTGTAATACACAACGCCTAGAGTCTGGGTCTTCTTTTAGCATTTTTATAATTATGTCGATCTGATTCCACATAAAGGTCTTAGTCCATCTATACCCATAAGCACCGTTTAACGTCACCCCATCGTCTGAAAAGTTAGCCATGCCTGCGTTGAAATAAGTCAGCTTCTTTAGTTCTTTAGATCCTGCTAACATCCAGATAGCTTCGTACAAATGAAAGAAAGGATTTGCATCGCGTTCTTTCTGAAATGAAACACGTTCCCAAGGTCTCGTGAAGTGAGTGACTACTGGTCCAAGGGCTTCTCTTGTCATTCCATTTCTACTTTCTTGCTTTCTGTAGTTGACCCCTTCTGGGCCTCGAAAAAAGTCCACTCCTAAATAAAGAGCTTCATCCACGTTCCTAGCTCTAATCGTCTTCATATAAACTCTCCGTGTTCTCTTTAAGAATATATTCGATCTGCAATCGACTAATCTCTTTCCCTTCGAAATACATAGACCAATGTATCGCGTTGATAGCGTCCTGCCACGTGTTAGGCATCGTCCTATCTTCCATACATCCAACTAGGAAGTTACCGTAATAAAACATCACTTTTTCAGCGTAGCTTTCTTCCCCTTCCATCACGTGTTGTTTGAGTTTACCCATTTGCTTTCTCCTTTATGTAAATCTTCTATTAGTGGCATTTCCCTATTAGAGTAGTCATACACGCTTCGTGTACGGCCTTCTCCTTTATATATTCGAGAGTACTTATCGAACTCGCACAATCCTCCCTCTACCTCTCGCATTTCAAACGGCATTCGGTAGTACGGACTATCTGTGGTCATTCCAGGAACTGTTAGTTCTTCTTGACAAATGTCGTACAGGATTCGCATCTCTGTATGCCAGTCGTGTGTTTTACGAGTAAAGTCTAGTGGTCTACCTGTTAGTCTGTTCAATCCTCTCATGGCTCCTGGTCCTGGATTACCCCAAGTACGGATATCTGTTGCTTCGTTTAACAGATAGGTGTGTCGTAAGTCAGTTACAATTTCGTACGAAACGAAAGGACCGATATACGGGTACTGCATGAGAAAAGACCACGCCTCTTCAAGGGTGGTCATTCTCTCTAGCGCAGCAAGTAGCTGTTCACGTTTAGACCAGATATGAGAAACACATTCAGCAACACCTTTGACCTTGTTCATGCGATTAGGAGTCTTAACGATATAAGCTCCTGTTACCCATTTAGGTTGTTTACTGATCTCTTCGATAGCTTTCTCTCTATCCCACTCGAGATGTAGATTGTGGTCTAACAGCGTTCTTCCTGTCTCAATCAAGTTGAAAAATCTAAAGATGATCGTTGCCATCGCTACTTCAGGTTCAGCAGATAACGGTCTGCGTATATGAGCAGCGAACCAACGAGTTGTTCTATCGTCTTCTCGAAAGACTTGACAGAACTTGAACTTCTTGAAAATCTCATCTTCAGTCCAAGGCGGGTCAGCTTCAGCATCTTCTTTCTTTCGTCTAATCCGCTCTCGTTCTTCTATCCAATACAGATAGAGAACAAGCTCTTCTGAAATAAAAGGCATCTGGCTCATGGTTTCTTTCTTAATATCCATGCACAGTTGTTAGATACTTCTGGGAAGTACGTCGCGGCTACTACTCTAAGAAACTGTTTACCGTAGCGTTCTTGTAATAACTCGAACTGGTCTTCCATCAACCGCCACTCACCGTCTTCGTTGTCTTTATGCATAGCTGCTTTTAGTTTAGGCATCTGAGCGAACGTACCAACTACAGATTGTAAAAACCATCCTCGAGTATATCGGGTCAACTCTTTCTTGAGTTCTTCGAACCCCCATTCGTATATGTGGTCTTCAGGCAACTTATCGTTGGAGCCGTCGTGGTTAGGTGTAGAGACGTAAATCAAACCTCCTGGTCTCAAAACACGGTTAGCATCATCAAGCCACGCTTGAATGAACTCTCGGTTCATGTGTTCAATAACTTCTGTCGTCCAGAAGAAATCAATAGAGTTATCAGGTAAATCGAATACAGGGTTAACGGTAAGGTCTTGGATATCGATCTGCCCGTTGAAGTTCTTAAACCAAGTAGAATCTTCTACTAGTCCTGTCGGGCTGCTGTACCCTTGTTTCTCGTTGAGACACGCAGGGTCTATATCGACTCCTCGATAAGAGGCGATGATGTCAGACTTCTTAACGGTGTAGGCTTTGTACAGATTTCTAAGAACCCATATCTCTCCACATCCTGCCTCTAGCGTGTTGATAGGTCTGCCTAATTTCTTCGCTTCTTCGATACAGAGCGAGGAAATCTTATCGTAACGAGTCATGTGGGTGATCTCGTCAGGTCGCCAGTTTCCTAGCATATTTCCACTAGCAATATCCATTCGAGTGTTTTTACTGTTGTTTACGTTTTCTTCGAGTTTCTTCCTAATAGAAGCCATTATGTTCTCCACCATGTTGGTTTGCGGCTAGGGTCTTTCTCCCATTTAGCAAAATGTTGTTTTTCGTTTATTAAATAATTTCGATAAGAGTCAAACACATCGTCTGACTTATATTCATCTGGCATTGCTAGTACGAACCCGTAAGGTTCTTCTATCGCATCTAGTAGGGCACTAGATCTAAAAGGACGCCACATCAATGGCCCCTTGAGTCTAGCAGAGGCATGACTTTTCCCGTAGCGGTGTGTGTACTCATCGCACAAAGCAACGAAGTGTCTGTATAACCACTTATAGTTTTCTCGAGCTTGTCTAACCCAAATACTACAGGGGTGATTAGGATGTGCGGTTTTGTATAATTCATGTTCGTCTGCGTACTTTGACGAGAATTCACTCGACCTTAGATCGTTAGGTTCGCGCCAAGCTGTAGATAACATCTGCGCTGATTCAAGTACCATCTTGACAACGTGTTTATCACACAACGTCTGTGCACTTATTACTGGATCTGGGTCAGTAACAAATATATTCATTTATTTCTCCTTTCTTATTTATTAGTTTACTTAAAGACCCTTAGAAGGTAAAGCACTAAAGCGGAAAATACTTTTGCGTCTGCGGCTCAATTAAATAAAGATTTTCTTTTGCTCTAGTAAGCCCTACATAAAACACACGCGACTCATCGTCAGGATTATCCTGGAAAGATTTGTACACGCGACTTGATATGTCGGTTAGTAAAATTACATTATCTGCTTCACCTCCTTTGGCTGCGTGAATGGTGGATAAGCGTATCCGTGGTTCTTTCGTGATCTTTTCACCCCGCCTAAGCATGGCTCGTATGTAACTGCGCTCATCTGCTGAGATTGCCGTGAATACATCGTACCAATATTCGTTAGGAAGGTTGGGAATGTGTTTTGAGGCTATTTCGTGTGTGATATAAGTATCAAAGTCGAAATTCTCGAGGGAGTTAGGTAGACGAATCTTTAAATAATTAAGCACTTTGGTAAAATCTACAAAGGGGATTCCCTCTCCTTTTCTAAAACTCTCCCAAGATCGCACTGACATGATCTTCCTTTCCGAAACGCTTGGCTTATTTTTGCTTTTATAGAACCAACCTTCAGACCTACAGTGTTGTTCGATGTTGTTGAGTAGATAATTTGTCCTTGCTAACACTAACCACTCACCGTGTTCCATGTCTATAGTTTCATAAGACGGTTCCCACGAAACGTGTCCTTCTTCTTTTCTAGGGTTCCACACTTTATGTACACGCGAACCGACTTGTCCGATACAACGCTCGGCAAGGCTATGGATAGATTTAGGGATTCTATAGGACTGTTTGAGAACCATCGCATCTTTAGAGTTCCGAATGAGGTAATCGACATCTGCACCAGCCCAACGATAGATAGCTTGATCATCGTCGCCTGCGATATAGATACGATCAGCTGAGTCACACAACTTCCTGACCACGGCCCATTGAAGAGGAGAAAGGTCTTGAGCTTCATCGACAAACATTACATCTAGCTTCGGAGCCTTTCCTCGGGTAAGGAACAGTTGCAGCATATCAGTGTAGTCGATCAACAGTCGATCCTGTTTAAACAGCTTTAGTCCGTTAGCAAACCTTTCTAACTCGAACCAACCCACAGCATCGTCAGCGTCGTGCCACTGTGTTTCTAAACTGACTTGTCGCATCCTAGAGAGATTTTCTATGAACAATAGTCGATCATCTTTAGAGATGCCAGAGATGTGTCCTTCTTCGGTACTTACTGCTCCTTTCAATCTAAGGTTCAGCTTTTCATTTAAGTCGTGTATATCCGAAGAAGACATAACACTGCTTTTAGATAGACTCAACTGATAAAAACATAACGAGTGGAGGGTTCTAAAATACCGCAGTTGGTTATTAGTCACAGAGAACTTCGACATCGCTCTGCTCTTTCCTTCCTGCACTGCCTGTTTCGTAAACGTAAAGAACCCTATGTCTTCAGGGTCTGTTCCTTTATCAAGTTCCTCTTCGAGTAACCCTAACAAGGTGCTTGTTTTACCAGTTCCAGGAGGGCCAAGTATTATTTGTGCCCGTTGTGTTAGCATCTACAGTACGCTGTCGTCGAAATCAGGTAAATCGTGTGATTCTGTCTGAGCTTCAAACTGTGGTATATGCCACACATTCGCACCTTTCCCTTTTATATTGAAGAAATAAGAATCTCCTCCCATGTTCCTCAATTTAGCTGTAAGTTTATTTCTAGGGTACTCTCTAAAGTTCTTGCGATGTAAGTAGTCCATCAGATCGCCTAGTCTAAAATATGTTCTATCCTTATCTGACCACGGCTTTCCTAATAGTAACTCGTCACGTTCTCTAGCAGGACGTTCAGTACAAAACGTCTCTAATAATTCGTTGAAATGCCCCTCAGTTGATGCGTCTTTAGGAACTTCGATGATAGTTAAAGTATCCAGGAGCTGTTGTATAATCTGACGCCAGACATTATCCCTTACCTTCTGAGGAATAATATTGAGGCTATCCATACACTTTCTCTGAAACCTATTCTGGTTCAGCAGTTCTTCAGTTTCTAACTCTAGTCGTCCACCTTCTACGTCTAAGAACCAGATAGGTGGATCACTATTCTGTTTAGTTAGATTACTGAACAGAGGAGTGCCGCCCGAAGCTCCTATACCGAATTTACGAGTTCTACATAGAGGACTGTTACAGTGTCCCGCTATCGGCTGATCGTTACACTTATAGAAATAATCTTTCTTCTGAACCTGTTTCGTAACCGTCAACACTTCTTGCGCACTCAAAGGAGGAGAGAAGTGCTTATGGTTAGCCTGCTCTACTCGGCTTTCCCAATCATCTGGGAACTTCTTTCGTAGAAAAACTCCTACGTTAAACAGTCCTGAGTTTCGCATTCCTTTCGGAAACCCCTGAGCTATAAGATGCTCTAAACAAGGAGGAGCTTGATCTAGCCACTCAGCGTCCTCTAGTATAGGAACCACTTCTAGTTTCTCTAACTCTTCTTCAGTTAGAACGAGTGTCTCTACATACTCTAGGAATTCTTTCGGACTGAGAACTTTACCAGTCGGGCCGAAGCCGTAACCAGTAGAGTTCTCCCCGCCAAAATAAGGCATATTCAGAGAACTTCCTCTATCCCCTCGCTCTAATAAGAGCTTAGTTTGCTTAGGAAATATCTCAGACTGACCAAACCCAATAGCAGACGCTACTTGTCTAAGTTTTCGTTGCATCGTAGATGCAGGAACGGGGTCAAACACAAATAGAAATAAGTGCGCCCCTCCACTCTTTGATCGACACACGACCAAAGGTAATTTAAATTTCTTTAGCTTCTTGGCTAAAGCCTTCAGATCTACTGAAAACTCATCGATGTCAATAGATCCCCAAATGCAGTTGTTATCTTCGTCAATCGGTACTATACCGAGACCTCTTTCACCTTTTAGGTGTTGTAACCAAATATCCTCAAGTTCTTTTTTGCTCAGAGTTTTAGATATAGTTACATACTTACCCTTTGCTTTCCCATCTTCCCGTGTTTCTTTTGTCGGGGTAAAGACACTATGACCGTGCCTTAACCCCGCAAAACGGTGGGCAAACTCTTCCTGTAATGACATTGCTCACCCTTAACACTAAAATGGAACGTCGTCCTCGTTCTCTTCCTCCGTAGTTGTTACCACTGATTCTTGTTCTTGTTGTACTTGAACAGTGCCTTGTCTAGCCGCCTTCATAAACTCTAATGCCGCTGTTGCTAATGGCAACGAAGTTGGCCCTTCTTTTTCAACAGAAAGTCCCATCCAACTATATTGATCATTAGATTGCGGAATTGTAGTTAGTCGATATGTATGTGCAAACATAGGAGCTGGTACAGCTTCTCCTGCCTTATTTACCACTCGAGCATTGTTCAACATTGTATTCCAACGTCTCGAAAAGCCTAGCTGTGAAGAAGTCAAGCTCAATAGAACTTGCTCAGGAGCATTTTCATCTTGCGCAAAAATACAGTAATACTCTGCCGTTTCAGCAAGTTGATTACCATTAGGCATGATAAAACGTCCACTGTCATCTTTTTTACAAGATGCTAATGTCTGTATATTATGTTGGTCACTTACGAAACCACCACCGTTTTCCCGAGTCACCCACTCTATATACTTCTTTTTATAGGCGCATGGAATAATCAATACTCCGTCTGACCCGTCGTACACCGCCTCAGTAACCGTATTGAAGAAGTTACCTTCTTCTGCCTCAGCGATATATTTACCGTCACTCTTTTTTAATTGAGGCGACATTGATTGCAGAATCCGTAGAAACGGAATTGCATAATCTGAAGCCTCCGCGTCCTCTAGCCCTGTACCCGCAGATAACAAATCGTCATCGAAAGGTATGAGGTCAGAGGCTTGCTGCTCTGCTACTTTCTTACTAGCCATAGTTTTTCCTCTACTTTATTTTGGCGCGGGATCCCACGTATATCCCGAATAAATCAGCAGGAATATCCTTCCCACCCGTGAGCTGCTCCTTCACAAACGCATTTAACGTCTGTGAATGAACTCCTTGCTTAACCGCAGGGTCTAGTCCCTGCTGCTTTAATCTCTCTAATGTGTTCGAAGCCTTTTCGTCTTCGTCCTTACCGAACTTAACAGTAATCTCATGTTTAATAATTCCACCGTGACCGTTAGCCATTAACCAGTCGTGTGCTTTATCTCTGTTAGCTTCGGAGATGTGACCTTTATAGAACTGCTCTATGGATATCTTAGAGCCGTCTGTTAATTTTATTTCCATCAAGTTAGCAGACTGCATTGCTTCAGGAAGCTCTTGTTCCCGTATTGTTCTGGCTAGTTCTTTAGCCGCTTTCAAGTCAGCTTCTAAACTTTCTACTAGTCTATCTTGATGTAGTAGTCTCTGCGCTGTTGCAGAAATCTTAGAGTATTCATTATCAGTAGTGGTGTCGCTCCACTCTTCTGTGGTTTCTCCACCAGTCAACTCCTCGAAAGTCAACCCTGCGTCTTCTGTCTCAGACATATATTTCCCCTAATTCTGTTGGAGTTCTTCTTATATCGAATGTAACAGGATAGTAAGCCATCTCCTGTCTATCCCACTTCAAAACTGAAAACCGTCCGTTTACGGATGCTGCGATAGCGCAACATAAACCTATTGCTGCTGGGTCTCCCACCAGTAACAGGTAATCTTCATCATTGAAATCACTTAGCTTTCTCTTTAGTTTTAAAACCTCTGGTCCTGTAGAAAGCATCAGGTTTGTTCTCGCTGGAAGTAGTAACTCTAGTTCACCGTACTTTTGAGCAGGGACTAAGTTTTTTCCAGGAGATTCTTGCACAATATACACTGTCATTTCTAATTTCTCCTTTATAAGTAAAAACTTTACTAGAGGACTCGCTGGAAAGTAAAGCGGTATTTATTGTATTACTTGATTTTAAAATAAAAACTTTTTTAAAAATTTTGTAAAAGAAGAGCAATAGAGTAATAGAAGTAATAATTCAGTCCTAAGCAGTTGAGACGTAAGGGAAAAACAGAGAGAAGAAAGTAATAGAATATATTAGTTGTATTAGTAAGGGGCTTTTTCTCAAGAAATAAATTTTCTATTTTTATTATTTTTTACTATAATCTCTATTAGAACTTAGAAAGGAAATAGAGTCTTGAAATACGAATTCAAGACTGAACCGTTTGAACATCAACGCACTGCGTTGCTTCGCTCATGGAAAAAAGAGAAGTATGCGCTGTTCATGGAGATGGGTACGGGGAAGTCGAAAGTCTTAATTGATACTATTGGCATACTTTACGGTAAAGGAGCTATCAACGCAGCTGTTATTATCGCCCCTAAAGGAGTCTACAAAAACTGGGCTTCTAGGGAGATACCTACACACCTCCCTGACTACATAGATCACCACATAGCCGTTTGGTCGCCTAATCCTCGTAAGAAGGAGAAAGAAGATCTAACCGCGTTGTTTGATGTAATGGATAAGCTGAAGATCCTGGTCATAAACGTAGAGGCGTTTAGCTCAAAGAAAGGAGTGACGTTCACTGAGAAGTTTATCTTCAGTCACTTAACAATGTTCGCGGTTGATGAATCAACGACAATTAAGAATCCGAAAGCTGCTAGAACTAAGGCAATCATAAAACTTAGTAAAGACGCTAAGTTTAGAAGAATACTGACAGGGTTTCCAATAACTCAATCACCACTAGACCTGTATAGCCAGACAGAGACCTTAGAGAGAAATCTGCTAGGGTTTAGTTCTTTCTATTCTTTTCAGAATCATTACGGTGAGGTTGTTAATCGGTACTTCGGAGGGAGAACAGTGAAACAGGTTGTAGGGTTTAGAAACCTAGATGAACTAACCACGAAACTAGATAAGTTTTCCTTCAGGGTATTGAAGAAAGACTGCTTAGACTTACCTGATAAAGTCTATCAGCGCAGAGACGTAGAACTGACAGCTGAACAGAAGAAGCTCTATAACGAGTTAAAAGAATACGCAATCACGATCCTAGAAGATCAGGAACAGATTTCTGTTACGAACATACTCACACAGTTATTAAGACTTCATCAGATAGTATGTGGCCATGTTAAAAGTGATGATGACAAAGACATCCCTATAGACAATAATCGTATTGACTCAATGTTCGAAGTAATATCAGAGATGCAAGGCAAGGTAATAATCTGGGCGAACTATCGACAGAACATTGTAGAAATAGTAAACAGCTTACACGAAGTGTTTGGTACACAGGCAGTATCTTCTTATTTCGGAGATACTCATCCTGATGAGCGTGAGCGTGTTATTAGAGATTTTCAAGACCCTGAATCCCCGTTACGGTTTTTCGTAGGAAACACACAAACAGGGGGGTATGGGATTACGTTGACCGAAGCTAAGAATGTAATTTACTACTCTAACAATTTTGACTTAGAGAAACGCTTACAGTCTGAAGATAGAGCGCACCGTATTGGGCAGACTAATAAAGTTACCTACGTTGATCTTGTAGCCAAAGATACAGTAGATGAAAAAATTGTCGACGCCCTCAGAAATAAACTAGATCTTGCTCAGGAAGTCCTAGGAGATGATAAGTGGCAGGACTGGTTACGCTAGTCCCTATACCATCTCCATCGCATCTAGTTGAGCTAACGCTGCTTCTAATTCTGCTCTAGCAGCAGGAATAGAACCTGCAAGACTAACTGCAGCATCGGCTAACCCACTAGCTATTTCTATAGGAGCCTCTTCCATCATACCCTCCTCAGGCATCATCCCTTCTTCGCCTGCAACAGCGTTTAACAGCTCATCTAAACGAGCGTTGTCCTCTGCTGGCGCAGGATCCATGGGTGCAGCTGAAGCCGTTTGAGGACCGCCTCCCCCTGCAGGTGGGGGAGGAGGCATAGAGCCTACGGGGGGAGCATTCAAGGGAGTTAGGTTGCCTCCCATAGGCATAGGGGCCGTGTTCTGAGACATAGCGGTTCTCATTTGATCTAATCGGTTCGGCTGTTCGTTAATCGGCATCATAATAATTATGTCCTTGGTTTATTCGGTCTAAAAGCGTTTTGAAAAGGCTGAACATTCGTATCGAAGTTCGTGAGATCCATAATCCCATTAGAAGAAATTTGACCACCGTCAGCTCCTCTGTAAGAAGCTCCACCAGTAAACGGATTAGAGTATTGGGTTCCTAGAAGTGGCTGGTTTCGACTACCATACTCTTCTGCAGTAAACGGTGCATTATAATCCGAATAACTTGGAGTAAATGTTTTTAAGTATGTGCTAAACGGGTCTTGTCCTTGTCCTTCTCTCTGCATTCCTATTAGGTTAGCCATCGGGCTACCTCCAGGAAGGAACGAAGATCCAGATTTAAACTGCGACGTAGACCCTGTTCGTGGACCAGTAGGAGCGGCACTAGCAAAATAAGTATTGAGATCATCTTTAGTTTGATCAATTTGATTCTGCACCGCATCCGCTTCGTATTGTGACTGTACGTCTTGGTACTGTTGTTCCAAGGAACCTAGTTTGTTCGTAAGTTCTTGAATCGTTTGATCATAACCAGTGCTTTGCTCGTCTAAGTAACCTTGTAGCTGTTCAGGCGTTAGATAATTTTGAAACAGTCCTTCTAGTCCTGCAATCTGTTCTTGCAACTGAGGTTGTGTTACAAACTGGCTCATATCTTGACCGCCAATTTGTTGAGCAATAAGCTCGTTTATTTGATCTTCAGTCATGCCCGAAGAAGCGGCTATCTCAGCGACCTCTTCTTCCGTTAATGCTTCTCCTGTTTCTTCTCCAGCTTCAGCGGCTGCAACCGCTTCATCAACTAAAGCTGCAATTTCATCTCTTGTCAAGACTCCTTGATCAAACAGCTGGGCCATTTGTTCTTCGCTGAACGAGAATCCTGTTTCAAGAATACTGTAGACATCGTCTCTTGTAAGACCTTCAGCATTAATTAGTTCTTGAATATACTCAGGAGTAAGGCTTCCTTCCTCTATCATCTCCTGGATTGTTTGTACAGTTACTTCTTCTGTAGGAACTGTCTCAGTAGTAGTCTCTTCCGTTGTACCAGTAGTGTCGTAGTAAGGGTCTCCAAACCCATACAAAAATTCTGCTGCGCCTTCTGTAGTAGGTAATCCTGAGTACGGGGATAACCCATACCTGTCTACGTCTTCAGGACGAAGTGTTAAATCTTCTCGTTGTCTTGCAAGTTGCGCGGGAGTAAGTGTTAAATCAGCTTTAAAAGCATCCATGCCTTTTTTACCTTGCATTGGACCAAACTGATATTCAGGATCGCTTCTTTGAGGTGCGGGTTCTTCGTCTTCAATTACGTTTCCTGTAAAATTTTGAGGAGCATACCCAATAAGTTCTTGTAAATTTTCAGGAAGTTCAAAACCACCCACACCTCCTCTAAACATCTTGCGAGGTTTAACACTGCCACCGTCTTGCATTTCTTCTGCTTGATTAAA